CGTCGGTGGCACCCGCTTCGATAGCGGCTTCCATCACGGTCATCTCGTCGCCGGCCTCTGGCGGATACTCGATCTCGCCGACCTGCTCGAGGGGCTGCCCGAGACCGTCACCCGCGAAGTCCTCAGTGCGGGGAGGTGTTAGGAATGAGGCGGAGAAAAAAAGCGGCGACGAGATGAAAGCCGCCAGTGCTCAATAGCTTACAGGCTACAAAAATCGAGTGCGCAAATCGGCTTTGAAACGGCTGGGAACCGGGTTCAAAGCTACTTTTCAGGGAAAAAATCGCCGAGGAATTCTCCAGTGATCGCCGGAAAAGTCGGCGCTTGGTGATGCGTTAATCCTCGGCGAGGTAGCGCTCGGCGATCACCAGAATCTCCGCGGCCGAGTCGTCGGACAGTCCGAGATACGGTCGGGCCGGGATGTCGACGGACCGGTTGCGGCCGGCCTTGCCGCCGAACTGATGGATGGCCGCGTACTCCAGGTTGGTGCCGACCATCGCGAAGTCGGGGCCGAAATCGGTCGAGAAACTCGCCGCGAGCTGGCCCGTCACCTGGAGCATCTTTCCCGGCCAGTGGCCGTCTGCCGATCGCTGGGCGACGGTGGCGTCGGCCAGCTCCTCCCAGGCGGCGCCGGAGACCGGGTCTTGCTCCAGCCGGAACGCCTCCTCAACGCCGAACGCCAGGACGCCGGAGACCTCCTCCATGAACGGCGTGAGATCGTCCAGGCGGCTGGACAGCCGCTGCAGCACCTGCAGTACACCCTGATTCTCGACCCGTACCGCGAACTCTGTCGCCATGCGGCCTCCGGCGTTATGATGGCCGTGCCCGGCGTCGGAAGGCTTCCGACCCCGACGCGAACCGGCACCGCCGGATCGCTTGATGAGGGCTAGCGAGGTTGCCTACCTCGCGCCGGGCAAAATCACCTGATGCGCGCATAGCGCTCCCGGACCTGACGGTCCGCATCCTTCGGATTGGTCTCGAACAGCGACAGCAGATACAGCCGCTGCCGCCGCTCGTCGACCTTGATCGACGCCCGGAACAGGCGCTCGCCATCGGCGAGCAGAATGATCCGCTCCGCGCCTTGCTGATACACCTCGCCCCGGTCGACCAGGCGCGGCAGCAGCTGGTACTCGGCAAGGCCAATTTCCGGGTGTGCCGCCAGGTGCTCAATCAGCGTTCCGGTCGACATTAAAACGCTCTGTGAAGGCGTCTTCAGAACGGTCCGATCAGCCTCCCTCAGCACCGCGACCGGATACTCCATGCCGCTGCGCTGATTCGAGCGCGCCAGCTCGGCGCCGATCTGCCGAGGCGTGCGGTCTGGATCGGCGGCGATCGCATCGCGCGTCGCGCGCTGCCAGATCGAGAACCAGCGCGCGAATTCCGGCCCGGTGAGCGAGCCCTCGACATACTGCCGTGCAATGTCCGCCGGATATCGATCGAGATCAGGCGCCCAGGCCGCCATGCCGGGGTTGTAGCTGAAGCCCGCGCCCGGCCAGAACGTGGTCGGCTTGCCGTCGCGGCCGGTGATGCGCAGGCCGTGAACTTCGATGCGCCGGATCTCGCCGGACGTCCAGTCGACGCCCAGGTCCGCCATTTTTCGGCGCAGCTTGCCGTCGCTGGTTTCCACCACCAGTCCGAGCCGCTCAACCTGCCGCTTCGACAGCGCGCGCACCCGACATCTGCACGCCCAATCGTTCGGCGGCCAGATGTACTGCCAGATCGGATCGTCGTGGCGGAACACCTTGCCGTGCAGCGCCGCGTGCGTCGGCCGCGTCTTGGCGTCCATCACCGCGATGTACTGCCAATACGGACGCGACCTCGCGATGCGCTTCAGCTCGGCGAAGCGACCGGCCATGTACGCGCCCTGCATGTTCTGGCGGTAGATCAGCTGCAGGCGCCGCGGGCTGCCGAGCTGCACTTCGCGCGTCTCGCCTGGCTGGACCTCGACCTCCTGCTTACCCCACCACCCGCGCTCCTGCAGAACCGACGTGATTTCCTTCTGGAACCAGCGGTCGGTGCGACCCTGGCTGAGCGCGATATCGAGCGCCGCGCGCACATCGCGCAGCAGGTCCAGGTCGGCCATGCGCGCGATCGTGAACGCCCGCGCGTGCGCCTCCTGCAGCGTGTCGTGCCAGTCCCAGGAGATCCGCCAGCCCTTCTGCTGGAAGTAGGCGATCGCCTTCTCGGGCGGCAACGTCACCGCATAGCCGAGATCCGGCAGCTCAGGCGGGCTCGCCATCGTCCTCGGCTTCCGCGCTCAGACGCCCCCACACCATGCTGACGAAGATGGCGCGCTCCAGCAGCGCCTCCAGCGCGCGGTTGTCGAGCTTGGGATACAGCTCGGCCAGCATCGTGCGCAGGCGCTCAGGCTCGACGCCGTCCTTCAGCTCGGTCATCACCGGCGCCAGCATCTGCTCGATCGCCGGCTGCAGCGCCGCGTCCAGACTCACCGCGTCGATCGCGCCCTGGTCGGGAAACAGCGCCACGTCGCCGCGCGCGAACTGCGCCGCTGCGGCCTTGATCGGATCGGCGCCGAACGGCTGTGCCGGCGCGCGCGCTTCGAGCTGATCCTCGGCGTCATTCGGATCGGCGAGCGCGATGTCCAGCTCGGCAGCCATCTTCTTGCGGCTCGGCTTGCCGCCCATGCGCTCGAAGATCTCGAACGTCTCTGCACGTTCCTTCGATGCCGTCGCCTCATCAACGAACTCGCTGGTCGGCGGCTTCACGTCCGGGCCGACGTTGAACAGCGTGATCAGCCGCCACAGATGATCCAGCGTGAACGCGATGGCGTCGCGGTCGCCGGCCGACACGGCTTCACTACGACCGCGATGGACTTCGGCCGCCGCGCGCGAGCCGGTACTGCCGGTCTGCTCGGTCGACAGCGTCTGCGCACTAAGCGCCTTGCTCATCTCGGCGTTCGCGGCTTCGATCAGCTGGTGCTGCGCCAACTTGCCGGCACCGCCCGCGTTCTTCGATTCGAGCAGCTCGATCGAGCCGCCTTCCTGCAGCGCCGCGTAGCCGGCCTCGATCAGTTCTTCCAGCGCGTCTTCGAGCTTGTCGATCTCCGGCTCCGGCGTTCCCCCCGGGTACTTGCCGATAGGGAAAGGGATACCCACGCGCTCGCAGAACTTCACGAACCAGCGCCAGCCGGCATGCTTGAAGGTGTACGGCCAGAAGCACGATGAGAACAGCGCGATGCCGTAGGGGTTGTCGTAGCTCGGCATGTGCCGGTTCAGCAGGAAGTAGGCGTCCTCAGCCTCCACACCGAGCATCGGCTGGTCGCGCGTGAGCACGCGCAGTGCGCCGTCCGCGTCGTAGCGGAACCTGCGTGTCGGCCGATCGAGCAGCATCGACGGCATCAGCTCATTGCCGCTGCGCTCCCACACGATCTCGTGAAGCGACTGCCCGCGGAATGGCGCCGCGCCGATGTTCCAGATCGTCTGCGGCCAGGACATGCCTGGCGCCGGCGCGCGATCGAGGAACGCCTGGCACAGCTCCAGCGCGCGCTTCTCCTTGCGAGAGTTGCCGCCCGGGTTCAGCCGGTGCTTGTAGCGCAGCAGATCCGCGCGGACCAGCCGCAGCTCGCCAATGACGTGCGCATCGGCCTGGATCGCGTCGAACACCTCCTCGGACTTGCCCGCCTTGCGCAGGATCGGGTCCGGGTTCGGCAGGATCGACAGCGCGGCATAGAACCGCGGGTCGGTGTTGCGGCCGGCGATCTCGCCGGGACGCGGAAGAGCGCGGTTGCGCAGTAGATCGGTCATGAGTCTTCGCTCTTTACAGAGTGGAGCTTTCCTTCTGCGGCGAGCTGCCGCACCAGGCGGCGGAGTGTTGCCAGGTCATAGGCGCTCAGCAGCTTCTGCCAGACGCCAGACACCCAGCAGTCCAGTGCGAAGTAGATCAGCACGGCAGCGACGGCCAGCCCGATTGCCGACAGCACCGCATATCCCGTCCAGTAGGCGATCTGATCCATCGTCAGTGCCCCTGAAGCAGCCGGCTGCTCTCGCTACGCCGCCGCCCTTGCCGTGGTGAGCGCAGCACCATCAGCCCGCGCGTCGCGGCCTGCCACAGCATCTCCAGCGCGTCCGGGCCGTCGTCGTGGTCGGCTTGCGGCCAGTATTCGAGCTGTTGATTCAGGGTGCGGTGGTTGCGGTTGAACAGGATCAGGCCGTTCGCCACGTGCGGCTGCAGGCTCTCGATCGCCAGTTCTTTGTCCCGCGTGGTGCCCTCTGGCGGGAACGGCCGCGCCGGCACGTGAACGTGCTGCGCGGCGGACTGCGCGACGAGCTGCTGGCGGAAGAACTCCTGGAAGGCGACCGACTCGATGTGCCACAGCAGGCAGCGCCAGTCCGCCTGCAGCCGGATGATGTCGGCGATCTGCTTGTTCGGCGTGCGCCGCGCGACGATGGCTTCGAGCAGGTGCAGCTTGCCCAGCTCGGCGCTGTAGCCGCCGACCAGCGTCGCCGCCGGATCGCCGCGCTTTCCCTTCCGGCCCATGCTCGGGTCATGCGCGCCGAAGTGCTTCCAGCCGCGCACGATATGCACGTAGAACTGCAGCGCGCCCGAGAACGGGCAGCCCTCCGCCGCGAGCGGGTTGTGCTGATGCTCGGTCTCGAACGCCTTGTGATCCTCGGCGCGCAACTTCATGAGCACGATCAGCGGGCGCGTGCCCGGCCAGCTCACCTTGGCGCCGGCGTCCATCTGCGCGCGGTGCTGCCGGTAGAACGCGTCGGCCGCGTCCTCGTCCTCGTTGAGCAGCACGGCCTCCCACTGGTCCCACAGATCCATGTGGTCCGGCCAACGGACGATGGACGGATACACGTAGGCGTTCGCCTTCCACATCGGGTTCTTGAGTGTGCGCGCGAGCACTGCGTCGACATGCAGCAGCGTGCCGACGTAGCACTGCGTCATCGAGCCGTCCGGCGGGCCGAGATTGCCCACGACCTTGCGCAGCCAATCCTCGCGCTTGTCGCGCTGTTCCTTGCTGCGGACCAGCTCGTCGTTCTCCAGATCGTCGACCAGGGCGAGATCCAGGCGGAAGGCCCCGAAGCGGCGACCGCGGACGCGCTTGCCGGCACCGAACACCTCGATCATCACGCGGCCGTCCGCGGTGATGATCTTCGTCGTGCGCCACATCGAGCCTTTGCCGCAGACCTGTGGGAAGTCCTGGCGCAGGCGCGGGTTGGCCTCCAGCTCCGCCTTCACGGCGTCGAGCATCATCTCGCCCTGTTCCTTGGCATCCATGAACAGGCCGATGTAGCGGCTGTAGCCGTTGACCAGGCGCCACAACGCGTGCAGCTGCACGAGCAGCGTGGACTTGCCTTCGCCGCGCGGGCCGACGTTGGCCGTGCGCACGCCGGGCCGGAGCATGAGCGCCGGCACCAGGCGATAGCAGTGCGCCTGGAAGTCGGACGGCGCCACGCGCGCGTCGACGAAGTGCGGGAAATAGGTCTCGCAGAAGAACCTGAAATCCGACTTGCAACGTCGTTTGCGAGCGGCCGATGCCGCCGGGTTCACCTCGAAGCCCGTCACCCGCGCCGAGATCAGCGCGCGCTGCTCCTCGCCGAGCGCGGACAGCTCGGCGAGGAACGCCTTGCGCGAGATGCGCTTGAGTTCGGGTGTGAGCTTCACGGCAGCAGCGTCCAGGCGGCGATGGCGCCGGCGATGGCAACGGCGAGAGCAACGCGCACGCAGAACCAGGCCAGCCAGCCCCGCAGCAGCGCGTTGCCCTCGCGCACGGTCAGGCTGCCTTGAGTCGGCGCTCTAGCGCCTTTCCAGGGTTCGTCTGCCACGGCCAGCTCTGCAGCACAATGCGACCGCAGAATCCGCCGAAGCACCACCACAGCACCGGATCGCGGCCGCCTCCCTTCCAGTCGGTGCGGGCAACTCCCCAGCCGCATGCAAAGCGCCTCAGCTGCGTGCGGTCGAACCAGATCCATCCGCCGTTGTACGGCGCGTGCCAAAGCCTCACGTTCATCGTTCGCACTCCTGGTGGATCAGCCGTACTCCTGCGCCAGCCGCTCGCCGAACGGTTCCAGCACTTCCAGCAGCGCTGGCTGGTGCTGCGGGAACTGCTCGGCGGTGAAACGTGCGAGCAGGCGCATGACGTCCATCGCCCAGCTCAGCTTCGCGATCGACGGATCGACCGCGCCGCTCGCCTTGACCGTCTTCACGTAGGCATCGGACAGGCGTGAGATCGCCTCGGCCTTTTCGTGTCCGGTCAGCTTGTCCGACTGGATCGACTGGATCGTGCTCTTGAACAGCGGGATGAACTCTTCGAGCACCAGGCGCGTGAGCGCCTTCACACCGCCGTCGCCTACGTCCTCGGCGATGCGCGCGCGGTCCCAATCGTCGCCGCGGTCCTTGGCGGCCTTCTTCCAGCTGCGCGCCGTCGAGTAGGCGAGCTTGAGCTTGGCCGCTGCCGCTTCGAGCGGCTGCCGGTCAACGACATACGCGCGGCGCAGAGCCTGCTTGGTGGCGTTGTCGTGCGCCATCCATCACCCGCCCTTCAGCGCGGCCTTGGCCAGTTCGATGCCGGCCGCGACGATGGCGCCGGTGCCGCCGCCGGTGAGAGCGCTGCGTCGGCCGACCTGCTTCTTCAGCGTCGCGACCGCCTCGGTTGTAGCAGCCGCCTGCGTGAGCGCGCGGTCGGCCTTGTCGGTCGCTGCCTGGATCTCGGCGCGGTGCTCGTCCAGGCGCTGCGTCACCACGCGGTGCAGATCGTCAATCCGGCGATTCACCGACTCGTGGTGTTGCATGATCATCCGGTGCACGCCGTCCAGCATGCCCTTGATCTCGCCGACATCCTTCTCCAGCGACATTGCGCTCTCCCTGGTCAACGAACCGGCTTACAGCGCGAGGCCGATCGCGAGCACTAGCAGCGCGCGGTTCGCCCACGTCTCCGCGCCGTGCTCGAACCGCTGTCGTTGGAGATCGCCCTCCGCCTCGGACCATCGTTCGCCCAGGCGGTTGAAGTGCAGCTCCTGCGCTTGCGCGTGGCCGAGCAAGGTGTCGTAGGACGTCGCCAGATCGTTGAAGCCGGCACTACAGTGCTCGGCGAGACGCGTGTTGGCCTCGCCGATCGCATCGCGCACGCCCAGGCGCTGCGCACCGCTGGCGTCAAAGGCCATGAACTGAACGTCTTCGAGCGTCAGCAGCGCCGCACGCGGGCGATCCGGCAGCGGCTGCGGTGCGGGCATCGCCACATCGCCGACCGGCTGCATCTGCGAGAACAGCTCCGAGCTGGGCGGGTCCACCGGCGACAACGCGCAGGCAGAGAGAAACGCCGAGGCGGCAATCATGATGGCTGCGAGCAGCCCGCTATTTCGTCGATTGATCACGGTTCCAACTCCGTACAAGTTCAGCCACAGACGGGTGGCCATCCGTTTCGAGGGCGTCGGCCAGGTCGCGCGCGTCTTTGCGCGCTTCCTCCGCCGCCTCGATGTGCTGGTGCGCGCGGTTGATCGCGCTGTTCTGGTCGGCAACGTAGCGCCGCTGTTCGTCGGGCGTGCCGAGCTGGTCCAAGTCGTTGCGGGCGCGCCGTAGCTGCGACTCCGCTTCGCGTTCCCTGGATCGGGCCGCGCGAAGCAGCGCCATCGCGATCGTGATGGCCAGCAGCACCCAGGGCGCGGCCTTGATGAAGGCCCAGGCGCGGGCGAGCCAAGTCCGGAAAGCGGTCATGGCCAGCACTCCGAATCGCGCCGCGCGACGCCCGTGTTCGTCTTCACGCGCAGCAGCACGTTGACGATCGGCAGCGCGAAGGCGCCGATGCTGTAGACGGTCGGCGGCAGCACATCACGCAGGAACTGCCAGTTCTGCTCGACCGCGATCAGCACGAGCGACAGCGCGTTGAACCAGATCGTCCAGCTTTTCCACCACGCCTTCGCGGTCATCGGCCGGCGCCCCCGAAGATGCGCTCCGCCTTCGCAAGCCACTCGCGTCGGTCCTGCAGTCCGTTGAGGCCCCCGTTGATGGCACGCGTCACGCCCTCGAAGTCGCCGGCGTCGGCGTAGCGATTCAGGCCGTTCACCTGCCAGTACCATGCGGCGGACAGCGCCGCCTGCAGCGGGGTCTCCAGCAGCTGCGGGTGTTCGAGCAGATGTTCGCCACGAGGAAACGCGGCGCAGCCGTATCGCAGGTAGTTCGCGCGGCCAGTGATCTGAATCAGCCCACGGCCTCGATACTTCCAGCCGTCGCCGGTGTGCTCACTGCCGTTGCCCAAACGTCCGCCGTAGACGTTGTTGGCGATTGCCTCGGGGTTGTGCGCCAGGCGCCGCGCCAGCGAGTTCGGAACCTTGACCGCGGCGCTCGGCGCTTCGGCGTATCGGCGCGGCCAGGTGTTCGCGAGGCCCTGGGCGGAGTAGTTCAGGTTCTCGACCAGGCGCGTGAAGCCCGCGCTCTCGTGAGCCACCTGCGCAAGGAACATGCACAGCCGAGTGCCTGTGCTGAGCCGGCCCCGCTGCATGGCGACGAGCATGGGGCCGACCCACGACTCGGCGGCTGGGCAGTACGCTTTGAGCTGGGCGGCATCCATGCCGCGCAGCTTCGCGCGCGCGCGAAGTCAGGTCAGGGCGTGAAACGTTTCACCATGCAATGGCGCGTCCGTCGTGGCGCTGGCTATGTGCGAGGCATGGAACCGAAAGACCCACACCGAGCTTGTGGGGGCGGTGTCGGCGATTCCGAAGAAGTAGACGAAGGCATCGCCACCGATGCGGACCATGCGCATCCGGCGCAGCATCTCTACTAACTCGTCGTCGAGCCGATAGTGCCAATTGATCTGGATGCGAGCATCCTGCGGCAGGATGCTTTTCGTGTGGTGGTAGTACAGGCCGCGAACCATGCGGGTGAGCACTGTCGAATGAGCGCTTGAATCCCACATCACGGCACGTCGCTTCTCGAGGAAGATTCCTGAGGGCGTTACGATGTCGATCGTCTGCGAGTTGTCGATGACGTGCCGGTACAGCTTGTTGTTGCGCTGAATGATTTTTACCGCTGCCTGAAAAGCAGGATCATTAAGCGGCCTAGTTGCTCTTTGAGCTGCGTGCAGGCCGATGAATGCGACGAAGCGCTCGTCCTCCCGTCCGCCACGGTGGTTGCAGCCGAAGCACGCGGGAACAGTGATTAGATTGTTAGGCCTCGGCGCGCCGAACAGTGCTTTCGGTGGGATGTGGTCCCTGGTCGTTGCTGGACGTGAGCCGCAGATCACGCAAAGCTGCTTGGCCTTCTTCGACCGCACGCCTTAGGCGTCTACGACCGACACACGGATTGAAGCGCTGCTGGGATCGAACTCGCACGTGTATCGCATACGCGCCCAGGCCCCGAATCCGTTCTCGAACTCCGCACGCTCGCCGGAGTAGACGATCGAAGAACCGCGCACCGTGTAACGATCAAACATGCCGTCGAGACTGTAGTCGAAGCGCGCGCGGTACTTGGCCTGCTCGGTCACTGCCTTTTCGCAGGCGCGCTGCGCGGCGAAGACGTGCCGCTGGGCGTAGCACTCCGCCTCGTCAGGCCCGCAATCCTTCGTCGTCTGTGTCCCATTTCTGGCCGGCAGAATCACGGCCGCGAAGACGAAGACCCCGATTAGCGCGAGGATCAGCTTCCCCTTAATCGACCTGGGCGTCTTCTCGTCGTTGCTCACCGATCGCGCCCCTGGCGCACGACGCGGCCCACGATCTCGCACTCGCCGCTGTCGAAGTCAGCCGGTTCGATGTTGTAGCTCGGATACGCAGCGCTGTTCTCGCTGTTCACCTGGATCTTCCCGCCGGGCAGCGGCTGCAGGTACTTCACCAGCAGTTCCTCGCCCTGGCGGATCACGTAGATCGCGCCGCCCTGCAGCTCGTTCGCGGAGTGGTTGACGAGCACGGTGTCGCCTTCACGCAGCTCGGGTGACATGGACTCGCCGGTCACCGTCACCTCGCTGAGCATCGCGTCGTGCAGACCCTTCTTGTCGAGCCACTCACGGCGGTAGGCGTTGAACGCGACGATGTTCTCGCCGAAGGCCGTGCCACCCGGCCCACCTGAGACGCGCACGTTGAGGACTGGCACCCAGCGGTAGTGGTCCGGGTCAACGAAATGCTCTTGCCCGCCCACCAGCACGCGGATCTGCCGCGCCTCGTCGCTCTGCACAAAGCCAGCCAGGCGATCGTAGGCGCGCACGGCGTACTCACCGCTCTCGTCCCGCACGACGCTGCTGCGCTCTCCGTAGAGGACGTACTGCACATCCATGCCGGCCTCGGCGAGCTTGCCAAGGTCCGCAACGGTCATGTCCGCCGTGGACACCCAGTTGTAAATCGTGTTGCGCGATTTGCCGACGATCGACGCCACAAAGGTCGGTCCGCCCAGCCTCTTGACCTCTTCATCAAAGCGTTGTCCAGCCTGTTGCGCGTCAATCGTTGACACGTCCAATCCTTTGAGCGATAGTCCGCCCAACAGATTGGGCGGACGTGAAACAGAATATGCACCGGGCCGACATCATCGCTTTGCTCCACAAGAACGAATCCGGCGTCTGCCGGATCGCGGAAGCGCTCGGGGTGCACCCCGGCACCGTCAGTTCAGTCATCGCCGGCAACGACACCAGCCGGCGCATCCAGGCCGCCGTAGCCAAAGCGACGAAGCGCTCGGTCGCGGAGCTGTGGCCCCGCAAGACCGGCCGCCGCCGCCTGCGGCGGGCCGCCTGACTGTAGCTCGCTACAGCAGACCAACTGTATCCGGATACGGCCAGCCATGTCGCGGGTAAAGGCACAACGGAATTTCTCCACCAACCAAGGCGATCTGTTCGCCCGGATGGAGGAGCCGCCAGTGGTTCACCGGGCGAACGCGCCCGACCTGACCATCGCCGCCGAGCTGCGGGGCTCGATCGATGCCGCGATGCGCCGTGCCCGGTCGCGCGGCATCAGCCGCGAGCGCATCGCTGACCGCATGAACCTAGCGCTGCCGGGCATCGACCGCCCGATCACGAAGCGCCAGGTCGACTCGTGGATGGCGGACAGCAAGGAGTTCCATCGGCTGCCTGCCGAATGGCTGCCCGCCTTCTGCTGGGCCGTCGAGGACGAGTCCGCCGCCGAGGTGGTCGTGCGTGCGCTCGGCAACGAGATGGTCGACGCCCGCGAGGTGGCTGCCAAGGCCCTGGGCGATGCACACGTCGAGATCGCCTCGCTGCGCCGCAAGGTCGGCGAACTCACCCGGCGGCTCAGCACGTGAACGCCTCGTCCAAGCGCTTGGACGGACGCCAGTCCGCGGCCGGTGGGCAATCCCGCCGTCTATCCAGTCATGAGGGGTCGATCTCCTCCCGCCTGCCCCACGGCAGGCGATCACTCCCCGGCGCGACGGCGCCGGGGCTTCTTAACGCCGTTGTGAGGAAAGCATGAACAAAACGAAAGCCGTGACGAAGACAGGCGCGGGCCTGCTCGCCGAGATGCCGAGTCCGCTGCAGAGCTATCTGCAGCGCACCCTGGCGCAGATCGCCGAGGCAGGCGACGACGTCACAACCTTGTGGGCCGTTGCGCAGCGTGCCTTCGAGATGGAGATGGCCGGCAGGGTGGTGGCAGGCCGGGCGCTGCTGGAGCTGTCCAAGCGCTTGGACAAGGCGGAGTTCGCGGAGGAGCTGACCCGCCGGCACGTCTCGCGCTCGGCCTACTACAACGCCGTCGCGGTCTATCAGGCGTTCGCAGAGCTACCCGATGAACAGTCTGTCCAAACGTTTGGACAGCTCGGTCAGACCAAGGCCATCACGCTGCTGACCTGGACGCCGGAGGAGCGGCTTGCCTTCGCCAAGGGGCAGAAGGTTCGCGGATTGACCGTCGACCAGGCCGTCGAGATGTCTGCCCGCGAGTTTGCCGAAGCGGCGCGCGATCCGGAGCTGATCAAGGCCGGCAAGAAGATCGCCGCCCTGGAAGCCGATAACGAAGGGCTCGAAGCCGAAGTAAAGGAGCTGAAAGGCGCCCTCAAACACCGCTATGAAGCCCTGAAGATGCCGGACTTCGCCGCCCACGCGCGGCAGGAGGCGGTGGCGCTGGCCGAGCAGATGACGCTGTCCATCACCGCGCTCGAAGACGTGGTGACGGATCGCCTGATCGGCGACAAGGAAGCCAAGACCTATCCGGAGTGGGCGGAGCGCGCGGCCGGCACGCTGTATCACAGCCTGCGCTCGGTGCATGCACGGACCGAGGAGCTGCTGGCGAAGATCCACGCGCAGTGGGGTAAGCCGGTCACCGGCAAGCTGGACTTCGAGCACTCGCTGACGGACGGCGAGCTGCAGATGGCGAAGGATGCCCTGGGCATCGTCCTCAAGCGTCACAAGACGCTGGCCGAGAACCGCGACGCCGAGCGCGCCAATGCCAAGGGTGGCCGTGGCCGTCCGCGCACGGTCAAGAAGGTGGCCTGATGTCGGCCGCCGCGCTCCTCCGCCAAGTCGTGCAGCCGCTCGTCCCCGTCGCCGACGATCCGCTCGGCGCGTGCACGGACAAGCAGCGCACTGACGCGCTGCGCCTGGAGGCGCACCTGATGCCGGCCGTGCTCAAGGTGCGCGGCCACGGCCTGAGCGTGAAGTGCGCGAGCAAGTGGCTGGCCAAGACGCGCGGCGGCGAGATTGGCCTGTCCGCCAGCAGCATCGAGCGGCACCTGCAGCGCTATCTCGATCACGGCGTGCCGGCGCTGGTCAGCGGCAACACCGGCCGTCGGCGCCGCAACGGCGGCTGGGAGGCGCTGGCGCTGGAGTACTTCCGCCTGCCGAGCAAGCTCGCCGCGTCGACCATCGCCGAGAAGCTGCGCGACGAGCATGGCTTCGCCGATGCCACAGACGGTCGCGTGCGGCGCTACCTCGACAGCATCCCCACGAACGAGGGCGAGTTCCACCCCAGGCGCGTCGGCCCGCACTACCGCCGCCAGAACCTGACGCCGCATGTGATCCGCGACCGCAGCGTCGTGCCGGTGGGCCTCATCTACCAGGGCGACGGCCACGCGCTGCACTACTACGTGCGCCATCCCGAAGCCGGCCACCACATCACCGCCGAGCTGACGCCGTGGATGGACATCGGCAGTCGCTACATCACCGGCTGGTGGCTTGGCTACGCGGAGAGTGCAGTGCAGACGCTGTACTCGCTGAGTCACGCGCTGCTGTCGCACGACCATGTCATGGCGATGCTGCATGTCGATCCGGGTAGCGGCTTCAAGAACAAGATGATCATCGACGCCGTGGCCGGCTTCGCGCCGCGGATCGGGCTGAGGCCCGAAGACGTCATGACTGCGCTGCCCGGCAACGCGCGGGGCAAAGGCGACATCGAAGGCTGGTTCCGCTGGTTCGAGGAGAAGCACGGCAAGTTCCAGCCGAGCTACCACGGGCCGGAAGTCCCGCAGGAGTTCCTGCGCCGACTGACCAAGCGCATCGAACAGGGCGAGATGTACGTGCCTGCCTGGGACGAAGCGCTCGCAGGGATCGCCAAGTACGTGCGCGCCTACAACGAGCGAAACCAGCGCGCGCTCACCGACGCCAATGGCCGCAGCAACCGCAGCCCGGCCGCGCTGTGGGAGACGCTGGAACGTCACCCGGTGCACATCCCCGCGTCCGCGCTCATGCGCCCGCGCGAGATCCGCAAAGCGCGCAGCTACCGCGTGCAGATGTTCAACCGCGTGTACGAGGCCGCCGCCCTGGCGGCGTTCGAGGGGCGCGACGTCCAGGTCGAGTACGACCTGCACAACGACACCGCGGTGCTGCTCTACGACCTCAAGGGCCGACTCATCGGCACCGCCGAGAAGGTCGACGCCAAGCCGTGGATCGACGGTGGACGCATCGCGGATCTGGAGCGTCGCCGGCTCGACGGTCAGGTGCGCCGTCTACAGCAGAGACAGGAGCTGCTCGAAGCGATGGCGCGCCCGGCCATCACCGGCGAGTCCGCGATCAAGCAGCTGGAGAGCTTCGGGGCGGCAGAGCTGCCGCCTGAAGAAGAAAAGGCCGAGGGGTTGCCGCCCCTCGACCTTCTGAACACCGACTACTGACGTCGGCTTACTGCATCAACACGGAGATTCTACATGAGCAGTCCCAGCATCAACATCGTCGAAGACCTGCCAGAGGAGGCGCCTCCGCTGGACATGGAGGAGGTTGTCTCGCTCCTGGTCGTGCCCGATGTGTGGCACGCATCGTTCACGGACGAAGACAAAGAGAACGTCGCCAAGATCATCAAGTGGCTCAACGCCGGCACGTACATCCAGAGCTGGCTGGCGCGCGCTTCGCGCATCAACATCGGCACCTTCAACCAGGTGCTGCGCGGCAAGTACCCCTCGTCCCCGGCGAAGTGGATTCGCGCCGCCCTGGACACGATGGCAACGACCGACGAGCGCCAGACCTCGCGCGTTGTGCCGTTCGTCGATAGCTGCAGCGTCTACCGATACGCCTGCAGCGTGTATCACCGCGTGCGCATCTACCGGATGATGGGTGTCTTCATCTCCGAAGTCGGCACCGGCAAGACGCGCGCGGGGCAGGAGTATCGCGCCCGCTACAGCAACACGCTGTTCATCGAAGTGCTGCCGAAGATGGCGGAAGGCGCGCTGCTCGACGAGCTGCTTGAGCAGCTCAGCCTCCAGCACGAGATGCGCGGCAGCGCCAACCCGAACGCCAAGTTCAAGCGCATCGTCAGTGCGCTCAAGGGCACAGACACCGTCATCATCCTCGACGAAGCCGAAGAGCTGGAGCCGGCCGCGCTCGAGTACGCGCGGCGCATTCGCGACGTCGCCAAGATCGGTGTCGTGCTGCAGGGCGCGCCGAAGCTGCTGGGCCTGGTCAAGCCCAACACCGGGCGCTTCAACCGCATCCGCTCGCGCATCGGCTTCTGGCCGGACCCGATCACGTCGATCGATCGGCGCGACGCCGAGGAGATCATCCTCGCCGCGTTCCCGAACGAGCAACAGATCGACAAAGCGGCGCTCGATGCGATGTGGGAAGTCTGCGGCGGATCGGCCCGCGTCCTCGTCGAGGCGCTGATCCCCAGCATCCGCGACTACGGCCTGCGTCGAGGCCGCCAGCTCGATCGCGCCCTGGTGCTGCAGATCGCCAAGGAAGCCATCCGCATGCCGATCAAGGCCGGAGGTGCCAAGTGAGCGCCGCCGTCGCGATGCTTCGTCCGATCACGGAGGCCGGCGGTGCGGTGCCGCCGAGCCGCAATGTGCTCGCTGCAGGCGGCCCCACGCTGCCGCCGCCAGGTGCCGCCTGGGTGTTCAACGAGGCGCAGCTGCAGCAGGCGCTGCTGCAGCACTTCGCCCGCACGCCGTCGCGCGATGCCGAGGCGGCGATGCGCACCATCCTGCAGTTCCTCAAGTCCGACGCTGCCAAGAAGCTCCGGATCGGAGGTGACGGCCATGCATAAGCACGCCTGCATCCTCATCCCGGACGAAGAGCTGAACCGCTGGGCGGACTTCTTCGTGGAGGCGGGCCTGTACCCGCTGATGAAGTTCGACGAGTTCATCCGCGAGCCCGAGGCCATCGTCGCCGCCATGTGCGACCTGGCTGCGCCAGTGCCCACCACGTTGCCGATGCTGCGCGAGCGCATGACGGCGATGGCCGAAGTGCACCGCTGCGAAGTCATCGACCTGCAGAAGCGCCGCGCGCGCCTGCAGACGGTGCAGGCCGGAGCGGTGTCATGACGGAACTCCTCGCCACCTACAACGCGTGGATCGCACGCGTGCCCGCGACGAAGCTCTCGACCTTCGACTGCCCGTGCTGCGCCGAGTCCGTGCAGACCCTGCGCCCGCCGAAGGGGCAGACGTGGGACTCGCTGACGATCTGCCCGCACTGCGAAAGCATGTGCTTCAAGGTCGCGCACGACGACGGCCGCGTCGATGCGTACGTGCCGGAGACGGCGTCATGAGGGCCAGCATCTGCACCTTCACCGGCGTGGAGTTCTTTCCGCTGATGCCGCGCGTCGAGGACATCCGCATCGCCGACATCGCACACGCCTTGTCGTGCATGCCGCGCTTCGCCGGACATACCCGCAGCTTCTACAGCGTGGCGCAGCACTGCGTGCTCGTCAGTCGCCTGGTGCCGAAGCATTGGGCGCTGTACGGCCTGCTGCACGACTCGGCCGAGGCGTACCTGATGGATCTGCCGACGCCGATCAAGCGCCTGTTCCCGGCGTACGAACGCGCCGAGCAGCGCCTGCTCGGCGTGATCGGCCAGTGCTTCGGTCTGCCGGAACTCTGGCAGAACGCGGCGCCGATCAAGCAGGCCGACGCCCTCGCGCTGCGCATTGAGCAGTACCACTTGATGCCCGAGGTGTCGTGGTGGACGCGCGAGCCGATCCCGGCCGAGCACGCCCGCATGTTCGAACCGCTGCGCCCCGATCACGCCGAGGACGCGTTCCTCGCTGCCTTTGAGGATCTGACTTCATGAGCACACTCCACGACTCCATCCGCGCCGCCCTCATCAACGGGCCGGCCACCTTCATCGACCTGTTCAACGTCTGCGGTGCCGGTCATGCCGAGCTGCGCCAGGCGCTGGCCGATCTGCTCTACAGCGGCGAGCTGGTGCTCGCGCAGCACAAGGCGCTGTCCGGGATGTTCGGCTTCGCGCTGAGCGATCACGACGATCGCGCACTGCAGAGCTTCTCCGAGCTGCAGGGCGGCATCCTCCTGGTGCTCGCCGAACGCGGCCCGACCTTCACCGACGACATGCGCGAGCGGCTGTGCTGCGCCAGCAAGCTCAAGTTCACCGCCGCGCTCGCCGGCCTGGTGCAGGCGCGGCAGATCGAGCGCAACAGCAACAGCGCACTGCGCCTGATCGGCGATGCGCGCCCCTGGCCGGACAGCGGCACGACCAACGCCAAGTACCTGCGCAAGCTGCGTGCGAAGCGCGAGCGCGCCGCGGCGTTCGATCGCGACCTCGGCGCGGAGCTGGTCGAGGAAGCGCTGGGAGCGGCGCACTGATGCAACGCGCTGCCCTCATCTCCGATTGCGGCCTTTATCGGTGGGCGCTCGTGCGTCGCTGGGACAGGCGCCCGATGCTGCTGGTCGTGGGGTTCAATCCGTCGACAGCGGATGCACTCAAGGATGACCCGACGATCCACACGCTGCGCTGGCGCGCGTCGCGCTGGGGCTTCGGGGGAGTCGTGGTCGTGAACCTGATCCCGTTGCGCGGCTCCTCGCCCGGCAACGCGGTTCTGATGGTGCAGCAGGCTGATATGGGCGTCGAGCATCTGCGCGATCGGCTCGTTCAGAACAGGACCGTGATCATTCGCGAGCTGCGCCAGTGCTCGGCGATCCTGCTGGCCTACGGCGCCCTGGGTGATCGGGTGGCGAGCTGGACGGCTTCAGTCGTCGAGGAGATCGAGGCTGCTGCCGGTGATCGGCCGCTCTACTGCATTCGACGCACGGCCAGCGGCGCGCCGTTGCACCCGTCGGCCCGCGGCAAGCATCGGCCACCGGCCGATGCGCCGCTGATCCCCTGGAAGGTGGCCGCGTGAAAGTCACCTGCCCGAACTGCGGCACCTTCGGCTCGCTGGCGCTGTTCGCCAGCGATGCCGATGCGCGGCACTGCGTGCAGCTCGTGGCCAAGCTGCCACCGGCTGTGGAGCGCAGCCTGTTCGCGTACCTGCAGCTGTTCGCGCCGGCCGGCCGTGCGCAGACGTGGAAGAAGATGCGCACGCTGCTCGGCGAGCTGGTGCCGGCGATCGAGACGCAGCGCGTCGAGCGTCACGGCCGCCCCTGGGCGGCGCCGCATGCGGCGTGGATCGCGGCGTTCGACGAGATGGTCGACAAGCGCGACAAGCTGACGCTGCCGCTCAAGTCCAACGGCTATCTGTTCGAGATCCTGGCCGGCGGTGCCAACCGCGTCGAAGCCGCTGCCGAGGAAGCGCGCGAGCAGTCGCGTCGCGCCGTCCGCCCCTCAACCGAATCCGAAACACCCCGCGCCGCCATCAGCGACGCGGTGCTCCGCACGCAAATCGCGGCGGAGAACCGGGTGCGTGCCCGCATGGGGAAGCCCCCCATGTCGCCCGACGAAGAAGCCGCATTCCTGGCCCGCGAGGGCCGCACTCAAACGCAGGAGTAGTTCAGATGGGCAAGGTCACAACGTTGAAGAAGAAGCCGGCGCCGCCGGTGTCGCACGAGATCCCGAAGGGTTACTGGCAGAACGCCGAGGGCGCGCTGGTGCACGAGTCGCTGGTGAAGGACGTGGACCGCGCGCGCGACGAGCTGGTGAAGTCCCTGGTGACGATGGGCAAGCAGCAGAGTGCGCGCCTGTCGGAGTTCAAGCGCGATGCGATGGAGGCGATCGCCTCGTTCGTCGAGCTGAGCGCGCAGAGCTACGACGTGAAGGTCGGCGGCAACAAAGGCAACGTCACGCTGTACACCTTCGACGGCAAGTACAAGGTACTGCGCGCGATCCAGGACCGCATGGAGTGCGACGAGCGTATCCAGGCCGCGCAGGCGCTGATTCACGAGTGCATGGCCGATTGGGGCAAGAACGCGCGTTACGAGCTGAAGGCCCTGATCGATCGCGCCTTCAAGCTCGACAAGGAAGGCAAGGCCAACGTCAACAAGCTCCTGGAGCTGCGCCGCGTCGACATCAAGGACGAGCGCTGGCAGCGCGCGATGACGGCGATCGGCGAGGCGCTGCAGGTGGTTGGCTCCAAGAGCTACATCCGTTTGTACGAGCGCGATGAGAACGGCCAGTACCAGCCGATCCCGCTGGACGTGGCCGGCGCCTGAGCCTGCAGCCGTGATCTCGCGCGACACCGTCATGTTCGCCCTGGCCTGCCGAATCGGGCAGGCCAGCGGCGTGCGTGCGCGGGATCTCGTCGCGGAGATCTGCGGGGACTCCTCGCCGGCGCTGGAGCGGCAGCTGCGCGCCGTGATCGAGGAGCTGCGCCTGGAAGGCCGGCCGATCTGTGGTCATCCGTCCACAGGCTACTTCATTGCCGCCAACCAGGAGGAGCTGCGGCGCACGACGGACTTCCTCCGCGACCGGGCTGCCAAGAGCTTCGCCCAGGCCGCGCGCATGCTCGGCGTGTCGGTGCCCGAGCTGGCCGGGCAGTTGAGGCTGCCGTCGTGACGCGCGCGCCGCTCACCGACGCCGAGCTGACGCGCGCGATCCGCGATCTGATGGAGCGCGAGCGTCTGCGGAAGTGGGCGCGCAGCTGCCTGCGCAAGTGCCGCTACTCAACGCCGCGTCGCGCCCAGGTGGCCGCTGATCGGGCAAGCCGGCGCCGGCATATCTCCATCCGCACGTACTACTGCGAGCACTGCGGCGGCTGGCACCTGACCAAGCAGGTGCAGCGATGACGGCGTCGGCCAAGCCGGATCAGCGCAAGCGCGAGATCCAGCGCATCCACATCCTCAAGTCGCAGCTCGGTCTCGACGACGAGACCTATCGCGGCGTGCTGTGGGCGCAGGCCACCGTGCACTCGTCCACGGAGCTGGACGGCCACGGCCGCCGCCTGGTCATCAATCACCTGGAGGCGCTGGTCGCCAAGACCGGCCGCACCTTCCCCAAGCGCCCGCACAACGTCAGTGCCAAGAACCGCGGCGAGCTGAAGAAGATCGAGGCGCTGCTGACTGACGCCGGCAAGCCCTGGGCCTACGCCGAGGCGATGGCCCGGCACATGTACCGCAAGCAGCGCATCGCCTTCTGCGCCCCGCACGAGCTGGCCGGCATCCTGGCTGCGCTGGAGAAGGCCGCGCTCAAGCGCCTCAAGTCCGAGCTGAGCGACGAGCTGACGCGCCAGGGCCAAGACTGGCCGTACGCCTTCGCCATCGCGAAGCTGCTGTTCGGCTTCGACACCACGCGCCGGGAGCTGGAGCGCTACGCGGAGACGCTGAGCAACGTGCTGCGCTGGCTGCGCGGCGATCTGGCGCCGGTGTTCTGCGAGCGGCCGATCAACCGGGAACAGCCGCAGTGCTGCCTGAGCTGCGCCCAGCGGGCGGGGCTGGCATGAACGCGCAACCGGACGTGGTCATCGACGAGCGGCTGCTGCCGCCGACGCTCTCGCGCCTGCGCCGCATCCTGCGCGCCATCGGGCCGCGCAAGACCATCGCCCTGCTCAAGGCGCGGGGCGGCACCCGGCTCAAGCTCATGCATGGCCCGCTGCTGCACGGCCTGCTCGGCGAGCCGTCGACCAAGCTGCTGCTCGATGCCTTCCCGGATGAGAGCGAGATCCTGCTGCCGAAGGCCGACAAGCTCATCGCGCAGATCCGCAACCGAGTCATCGTCGCCGAGGCCGGGGCCAAGAGCCTCACCGAACAGGCCCTCGAACACGACCTCACCACCCGCCAGATCATCAACATCCGGCACGCCCCCGAGCCCGAAACCGGCCCCAGCCCGCAACCGGACCTCTTCGATGGCGATTGAAACCGCCGGGAAGGGCTTTGAAACCGCTTTGAGAGACGCCTCAGACGCGCCGATGGGCGTCGGGAGCGCCCAAACGGCAGAGCGCGCCACAGGCCCGCAGATTCGGCCGGGGCTGGAATGGGTTCCAGCCACGCCCGAACTGATCCGGCTGATGCGCATGCTGTGCGGGCCGAGAGGCTACCGCCAGCTTCGGCTCGTGCTGCTCGCGCGCCAGGGTATCTGGCTCAACACGCGCCAGGTCATGGAACGCTTCCACGTATCGCGGGCGCAGGCGAAGCGGGATCTCGCGATGGTGCGGCGGCTGCAGCTCTGATGCCGGTTCCCAATCTCTTCGGGGTCGATTCGCTATGAGGCAGAGCCAGCGTGCTCAGGCAGATCTATTCAGCGCATCGCCACGTATGGAAGTCGGCGAGGCAATGGAACTGACCGTCCAATCCCTTCTCGCGCACGCGGCCGAGCATGAGCACTGGTCTATCGCGTGGTCCGGCGGCAAGGATTCGACCTGCACACTGACGCTCGTTATTGCCCTGATCGAATCCGGCGCCGTGCCGCGCCCGAAGTCGCTGACGGTGTTCTACGCCGACACGAGGATGGAGCTTCCCCCGCTGGCCATTGCGGCCGTCTCGATCATGAACCGCCTGCGCGAGCGTGGCATCCGCGTCGAGGTTGTGCGGGCACCTCTCGACAAGCGGTTCTTCGTTTACATCCTCGGCCGTGGCGTGCCGCCACCGAACAACAACACACTGCGCTGGTGCACACGGCAGATCAAAGTCGAGCCGATGCAAGCCGCGCTTGAAGCGCGACTCGCCGAACTCGACGGCACCGCCCTGATGATCACCGGCGTGCGCCAGGGTGAGAGCGCGATCCGCGATCGGCGGATCGAGATGAGCTGCAGCAAGGACGGCGCAGAGTGCGGTCAGGGCTGGTATCAGCAGGTCGTGCCAAACGCCAAGGGCCTGCGCGGCCGCCTCGCAACGCTGGCACCGATCCTGCACTGGCGGGTATGCCTAGTTTGGGATTGGTTGCGCATCTACGCGCCGATGCAGGAATACGGCGGCTGGTACACCACGCCGATCGCGGACGCCTACGGCGGCGACGAAGCGGAAGAGACGAACGCACGAACCGGGTGCAATGGCTGTCCCCTTGCACAGAAAGATACTGCGCTAGATGCGGTCCTTCAGTTGCCGGACTGGTCTCATCTGGCACCGCTAAAGCGCCTGCGCCAGATCTACCGCTGGCTCCGGCTGCCGGAGAACCGATTGCGCAAGGCGGGCCTTGAGCCACTGAAGGGTGGCGGTTTCGCGGCGAACCCCCAACGCCTTGGCCCGCTCACGTTTGAAGCTCGACTGAGCGCGCTCGAACAGATTCTCGACGTCCAGCGCGAGGTAAACGCGTCGGCGGACCAGCATGGGCTGGATACCATCGACATGCTCGACGGCGAGGAAGAGGCGCGAATCCGTGAACTGATCGCTGCCGAGACTTGGCCGGATGGATGGGAAGGTGACGAACCGACCGGCGACGTGCCGCTCGATAAGGTGTACGAAGGTGGGGTCGTGCAACCGCTTCTGTTCCGCTAGGGAGCAAGCCGAAGCAGCGGCAGCGGGATGCCCCAGCGATGCGCCAAGTACGAAGTGCCAAGCACGACGGCCGCAATGCACATCGTGGTCGCTACCCGGTAGAGCAGCAGCTTCAGTCGATCGACCGAATCCGCCCAATCCTCCTGCCGCCGTAGGTTGTTGACCTTCCCCATGACTGCATGCGCGTTCCGATAGCGCGTCAACGTGTCCTGAAAAAGCCCAGATATCACGCCATCAACAAAGGAACTGACGTTAGTGATCCGACGGTTTACCGCAGCATTGGCCGCCTCCGCGACCATCGCGCGGATCGAGTCCTCAAGTTCCTTGGGCGAGTTGAGCGTCATCTTATGAGGCCCAAACTGATCGAGGAGTCGCTCGACTCCCTTCGCGACTCTCTCGACGAACTTGGTTTGATCTGCAGCCATTCAAAGGCCCTCCCGTGGAGCAGCTTCGAATCGTAACCATAGCCACAGACAGAATCATGCTGCTACCGTATCCACAGCCCCGCCACGCGCGGGGCTTTTCGTGTCCGGTGAAACGTTTCACGCCCTGACCTGACGCGCGCGCGCGGCGACGATGCTCGGGCAATGAGCACGAACGCCAAGACGCAGACCTTCGCCGGCTTCGACGACTACGTCGAGGTGTTCCGCTCGGGTACCCACACGGACTCGTCCGGCAACCGCCAGGAGTGGACCGATGCGCATCTAGACCAGATCGTCGCGAACTTCGACGCCAATGACTCCGCGCCGGTCGTGATCGGTCATCCCAAGACCGACTCGCCGGCGTGGGGCTGGGTCGAAGGTCTCAAGCGCGACGGTTCGGGTCTGTTCGCCAAGTTCAACAAACTGGCGCCGCAGTTCGTGGAGTGGGCAAAGGCCGGCCACGTGCGCAACCGCAGCGTGAAGATTCTGCCCACGGCCAAGGGCTACAAGCTCGGGCACGTGGGCTTTCTCGGCGCCGCGCCGCCGGCGATCGAGGGCCTGGCGCCGGTGCAGTTCGACGCCAACCAGCCCGGCCAGGTGTTCGAGTTCGCGCTGAACACCGGCTACCAGATGTCGCTGCTGGCGCGCTCGATGCGCCGCATGCGCGACTTCCTGATCGAGAAGTTCGGCGCCGAAACCGCCGACCGCGTCGCGCCCGCCTGGGACATCGAACACGCCGAGCAGCTCGCCGCCGAGGCGAGCGCCGATGAGCGCGGCCAGCACCGCTTCAACGCATCCGAAGTTCCGGGTGCCCATACGGAGAAATCGACCATGTCCGGCAACAACGCCAGCACCTTCACGCAGGCCGATATCGACAACGCCGCCGAGAAGGCGCGCAAGGAGGCCGAGGCCAAGTTCGCGCCGCAGCTCAAGGCGGCGGAGTTCCAGCGCCGCGTTGCCGCGAACCAGGCGTTCGTCAATGGCCTGGTCAAGGACAAGGACGGCAAGTGCCGCCTGACGCCGGCCCAGGCCCAGGGCGTCGCCGAGTTCATCAGCGCGCTGGAGGGCATCGATCAGGCGCAGGCGGAGTTCACCTTCGCCGCCGAAGACAAGACCGAGAAGAAGGTCGGCTTCGCGCAGTTCGCCAAGGATCTGCTGACCGCGCTGCCGGTGCAGCTCGAACTCAACCGCCGCCAGGCGGATCACGACCCGAAGGCCGCGACGGCACACAGCTTCACCGCGCCGGCCGGCTACACGGTGGACCCGGCCCGCGCCGAGCTGGATCGCCGCGCCCGCGAGTACATGCGCGAGCACCAGGGCGTCGACTACGTGACGGCCGTTGCCGCCGTCGAGCAGGCCGCCTGAGACGCGCCTGACATCGCTCGTTCCCGGCCTATCTAACGGAGCTTCAAATGTCCTCTTCCAAGCCTGTTCATGACCTTCTGACCCTCACCGGCAAGGCGCCGGGAACCGTCACTGCGCACCGCGCAGTCGGCTTCGACGACGCGCAGGCGACGGTTGCCGGCCAGCGCGTCAAGGGCGTGGCGGTCAGCGCGGCGGTCACCGGCGCGGCTTACCCGATCAAGGCGAAGGGCACCGAGGTCATCGAGACCGGGCTGGCGATCGGCCTCGGCGACGATCTGGTGACGGACTCGCAGGGTCGCGCGGTGCCGGCGCAGGCGTCGGCGATCAGCGTGGCGATCACGGGCATCACGGCGGCCAATCCGGGCGTCGTGACGGCCGAGGACCACGGCCTCAAGACCGGCGACGTGATCGTGATCACCGGCGTCGGCGGCATGGTCGAGGTCAACAACCAGGCGTTCATGGTCACCGCGATCGACGCGGACACGTTCTCGATCGGCAACACCACCGGCAACACGCCGTACACGAACGGCGGCACGGCCTCGAAGGTCGGCCCGGACGGCTCGGCAGGCCACGTCTTCGCGAGCGCGCTGGAGGCCGCGAGCGGCGCCGGCAAGTTCATCGAAATCCTTCTCAAGTAAGCCGCGGCACGCCCGGCTGATCCATACGCTCAGGAGCAACGAACATGCCTCAGCACACCCCCGGCCAAGCGCGAGTGATCGACCCGATCCTCACCAACGTCGCGCAGGGCTACAAGCACAACCGGCACGTCGGCATGGCCCTGTTCCCGCGCGTGGGCGTGGGCCAGCGCGGCGGCCAGGTGATCGAGTTCGGCCGCGAGAGCTTCCGCCGCTACAACCTGCGCCGCGCGCCGGGTGCGGACAGCAAGCGCATCCAGTTCGGCTACCTGGGCAAGCCGTTTGCCCTGGTGCAGGACGCGCTCGACGGCAAGGTGCCGTGGGAGCTGATGCAGGACGCCGCCGCCGTGCCGGGCATCAACCTGGGCACCCGTGCGGTCAACGGCGTGATGGCGATCGTCAGCAAGGCGCTGGAGATCGAGCAGGCCGAGATGGCGCGCGACGCCGCGGCGTACGACGCCGACCACAAGATCGACCTGACGGCATCGTCCTGGCACAACCCGGCCGTCGACCCTGGCGAGACCGTGGAGACTGCCAAGGAGGCGATTCGCGCCAGCACCGGCATGCGCCCGAACACGCTCGTGCTCTCGGCCAACGCCGCGATGCGCGCGCGTCGCAACCCGAAGGTGAAGGAACAGTTCAAGTACACCAGCTCGGCGAGCATCACCAACGAGATGCTCAAGGGGTACTTCAACGTCGACCGCCTGGAGGTTGGCGAGGACTTCTACATCAACGATGACGACGAGAACGTCGACATCTGGGGCAACGACGCGATCCTTGCGTACGTGAACGACAGCTCGATCGACAACGAGCAGCCGAGCTACGGCTACACGTACACCCTGGAAGGCTCGCCGATCGTCGAGGAGCCCTACAACGACCGCAAGGCCAAGAGCTGGATCTACCCGATGACCTACGATCGCGCTCCGGTGCTGTCGGGCATCACCTCCGGCTACTTGCTGATCGGCGCTGGCGCGGCGTTCGGCGGCTAAGCCATGCGAGTCCGCACCCTGATGGCGATCCAGCTCGGCGCGACGGCGATCCCGCCGCGCACCGAGCTGGAGATCACCGACGAGAACGAGCGAGCGCTCAAGGTCTACTACGACCGCGGCTCGGTCGAACTCGTCCCGCACGACCGCGATCCCGGCGACGAACAGCCGCCGGGGCCGCAGCCCACCATGCCCTCCGAAGACGGCAGTGCCGCGGACGCGGGGGCGGCAGGCGATGAGTCTGCCGCTCCCGTCCATCCGTCCCTCGTCGACCCGGTACTGGGCATCGCACAACCCGAAAGCGCGCCGCAGCAAGGCCCGGAGCCGGCGACCGATGTGTCGCCGGCCAAGGCTGACAAGCCGCGTGCCCGCAAGGGCGCCAAGTAGCGCGCATCCGGCATGGGCTACGCGAGCCAGGACGATCTCGTTGCGCGGTTCGGTGAGCAGGAGCTGATCCAGCTCACCGACCGCGACAACGAGGGTGCGATCGACACGGACGTTGTCGATCGCGCGCTCGCGGATGCCGACGAGCTGATCAACAGCTACCTGTCGCAGCGCTATCCGCTGCCGCTGCCGTCGACGCCGGCCGTGCTGACTTCGCGCGCCAGCGACATCGCGCGCTTTCGACTCTACGACGATGCGCCGACCGAGGAAGTGCGCAAGCGCTACGAGGAGGCCATCGCCTGGCTGCGCGACGTGGTCGCTGGCAAGGCCGGTCTCGGCTTTCCGGATTCGTCGCAGCAGCCGGCCACGGTCGGCGGTGTGCGTCACGGCCAGGCGGCGAGCGGCTTCGACTGGAGCGCGCACTGATGGGCGCCGCCGGTGCCGATTTCTTCGCGGCGGAGCCGCTGCTGGTTGCGCGGCTCCAGTCGATCGCCGCCGCTGGCGTGAAGGTGCTCACCGCGCCGGATCTCGCCGGCACGGCCGAGAACGCGCAGCACATGCCGGCCTACCAGGTCATCTTCGGCGGCTATCGCGTGGTCGACGACAACGCGCAGGGCGCGCTGCCGTTGATCGAGCAGCGCTGGTTCATCGTCACGGCTGTGCGCAATGCGGCCAGCCAGATCAGCGGCGCCGCCGGTCGCCAGAACGCCAACGCGCTGATGGACGCCGCGCTGCACGCACTGCTCGGCTGGAAGCCGTCGAATGACCTGAGCCGCCTGCAGCTCGGCACCGGCGGCTCGCCGACGTTTCGCAAGGGCGGCTACGCCTACTACCCGCTGATGTTCACCACCCGGCTCAAGCTCAAGGGCGAGTCGATCACTGCACGAGGTATCTCATGAACAAGAGCTTCATCGGCCTGGCCGACTGCTATCTCAAGCCGTACAACGCGGCCGGCGCCGCGCGCCATCTGGGCAGCCTGTCGGTCTGCCAGCTCCAGCACCAGGTGACGGAGCTGCGCCAGCGCAACTATGGCCGCGATGGCGGTACGCTCAATCGCACGGATCGCCTCGACCGTGTGCTGGTCAACGCGACCTTCCAGTCGGTGACCGCCGAGAACCTTGCGCTGGCAACGCGCGGCGGCATCACCAACGTGAGCGCCAGCACGGTCAGTGCCGAAGAGCACACCGCGCATCTGGGCGCACTGATCCGCACCGCCCACATGAACATCTCCAGCGTCGTCGTCGAAGACGATGCGGAGCTGGTCACGTACGAAGCGGGCGTGGACTACAAGGTCACCGGCGCCGGCATCGTGCCGCTGGCCGGCGGCGCGATCAGCGAGAACGATCCGATCAAGATCTCGTACAGCTACAGCGCGCGCGTGGTGGTCGAGGCGCTGACGCAGCCGCAGGCGGAGTGGACGCTCTACTTCGACGGCCTGAACGAGGCCGAGAACAACGAGAACACGACCGTCGATCTGCACCGCATCAAGTTCGGCACGGTGCAGAACGTCGACATGATCGGTGACGACTACGCCACGTTGCAGCTCGTCGCCGAGCTGCTCGTCGATCCGCTGCAGGTCGGCGTGGGCGCCTCCAAGTTCTACCGCTGGGCACATCCGTCGGCGTAAGCCGGCGGCTGCCTGGACCACACAGCAGGAGTGCATCAGATGAGCAAGAAATCCACGGGCGGCCCGGTGTCGGTGAAGCTGCTCAAGCCGCACACCCACAAGGGCGAAGACCTCAAGCCCGGAACCGTGATCACGGTCAGCGCCGCGCAGGCGCAGTTCCTCAAGGAACAGAAGGTCGGCGAGGTGCAGAGCGGCGGGGCTGTCGCCAAAGCCTGATCGGGGCGCCCCGGTAGGCATCGCGAGCGCCCCGCATCGTCGGGGCGTTCGTTTTTCAACGGACCGCAATGGCAGACCGCAACCTAGAACTCGCGCTACGCATCAAGGCCGCGATCGACGGCCTGGGTGAGATCGACAAGCTCTCGAAGGAAATCGAGGGCCTGGGCGGTGATGCGAGCGAGGTGCGCGGGAAAGCGCAGGCGCTGGCCAGCGAGCTGGAGCGCCTCACGCGCCAGAAGGTCGTTGCGGAGACGTTCAAGGCGGCGAGCAGCGCGGCGCAGGAAGCCGCCGGCACGCTCGACCAGATGCGTGCCAAGTCCGGCGAGGCGGAGGCCACGCAGCGCACGCTGCAGCAGTCCCTGCAGCTTGTCTCGACCACGCTGCAGCAGACGCGCGACCGCATCGACGAGCTGTCGAGCGAAGCCTCGCGCAACAGCATCACGCTCAAGGATCAGCAGGCGCGGCTCGACGATGTGACGCGCGCGGCCGGTGCCGCCGCCGAAGCCAGCAGCCGCCTGGCCGCGCAGCAGGCCGCGGCGAAGGCCGAGGTCACGCAGGGTGAGCGTGCGCTGTCGACCAGCGCCACGAGCCTGCGCCGCGCCGAGACGGCGACGCAGAGCCTTGAGCAGCGCCTGCAGAAGGCGAAGGACGCGCAGCGGGATCTGACGGCGCAGGTCATCGCCGCCGACCAGCCGAGCGCTTCGCTGACCGAGCGGCACGAGCGTGCGACCGAGCGCGTGCGCGGTCTGGAGCGCGCACTCGAGGACGCGCGCAACCGCACCGCTGCGGCGGCGTCCGAGTACGCGCGGTCTGCCGAGTCACTGGACACCGCCAACCGCGCCTATGGCGAGGTATCGCAAGCCGCCGGCCAGGCAGACCAGGCCAATGAAGCGCTGCAGCAGCAGCTGCGCGACTCGACAGCGGAGTTCGAGCAGGCACGCGCCAAGGTCACCGACACCGCCAAGGCGCTGCGCGAAGCCGAGAAGGCCGAGCGGGATCTCGAACGCGCTGCGAAGTCCGACGAAGCGGCGCTGGCGGCGCAGTCGCGCACCGTGGACCAGCTCCGCGCCGAAGTCGCCAAGGCAGAGACGGCGTTCGAGGAGAAGACCGCCGCGCTGGAACAGTCGCGCAAGGCGATGCAGTACGCCGGCGTCGACGCCAACAAGCTGGCCGACGAAGAGAAGCGCATCGCCCGCGAAACGGCGCTGGCCAAGGCCGGCGTCGCTGAACTCAGCACCGAGCTGAAGAACCAGCGCGCGGCCCTTCAGGAAGCCGGCAACGCGGCGGAGACGAAGGGCAAGAAGGTCGGGGTGCTGAGCCGCATCCTCGGCGCATTCCGGCGCGAGGCTTCGGACACGACGCAGCAGACGGGGCTGCTCGGCGGTGCGATTGGAAAGCTGACGGGGGGGCTCACCGCCCTGGTCGCTGGCTTTGCCAGTCTCCGAACCGCCTGGCGGACCGTCGTCGACCTGGTCCAGACCGGCGCGAGCTTTGAACGCTTTCAAAAGCAGCTCGAAGGCGCCTTCGGCAGCGCTGCGGCGGGTGAGGCGGCGTTCGAGTGGGTCAAGCTGTTCGCGCGCAACACGCCGCTGCAGCTGCAGGACACGCTCGACGCGGTCATCAAGCTCAAGAGCTTCGGCCTCGATCCGCTGGACGGCACGCTGCAGGCCCTCGTCGACCAGAACGAGCGCCTGGGCGGCGGCCAGGAGCGCCTCAACGGCCTGGTACTCGCAGTCGGCCAGGCGTGGGCCAAGCAGAAGCTGCAGGGCGAGGAAGTGCTGCAGCTCGTCGAGCGCGGCGTGCCGGTGTACGACCTGCTGCAGAAGGCGCTCGGCAAGACGACGGCCGAGATCCAGGACTTGCAGCAGAAGGGGCTGCTGGGTCGGGATGCGATCAAGGCGCTGATCGACGAGATCGGCCGCTCGGCGCAGGGCGCCGCGATCGACCAGATGCGGACCTTCAACGGCACGGTCAGCAACCTCAAGGACAACTACACGCAGTTCCTCGCGCAGATCGCCGACGCGGGCGTGCTCGACACGTTCAAGCGCGAGATCGCCGACGTCTCGGCCGGGGTCGCCGAATCGGGCGACACGGCCGTCCGCGTCGCTGGCAGCATCCGCCTGGTCTTCGAGACGCTGGTCTTCGCTGCTGCGACCTTGCGCTCGGCCTGGAACGTCATGACCGGCACGGTGAAGGCCGGCGCCGCAGTGATCGCGGACGCGCAGGCGCTGATCGCACGGGCCATGTCGGCGATCACGTTCGGCGACATCAGCCGAGGCTTTGCGGAAGCGGCGGACGTGCTGGAGATCCGCGCCCGCGAGCTGCGGGAGAGCGCCGCGGGCGATCTGGACGATATCGCCGCAGCCGGCGACATGATGGCGCGCTCGCTGCGCGGCTCCGGTGAAGCCCTCGGCCAGGTCTTCGGCGACGTACCGCCGAAGGCGCAGGCGGCAACCGATGCGCTCGACGGGACTGCAGGCGCGGCGCAGGGCGTCGCCGGTGCCGCAGGCGCCGCCGGCACGGCGCTCGGCGCGGAACTGGCCGGCGGTGCGTCCACGGCATCGAGCGCCCTGGGCGATGTCACCGCCAAGGGCTTCGACGCCGCCGGTGCGATCGAGAAGTTGATCGGCAGCATCAACGCCACCAGCCCGCAGGCGCTGATCGACGCCGCCACGGCGCTGCGGACGCTGGAGGCAGATGGCAACGCCTCCGCCTTGGCGATCGAGCAGGGGCTCGCCGCCGGCATCCGCAAGGTCTCCGACGAGGATCTGCCGAAGCTGCTCGCCACGGCGCGCGACGTGCTCGGCGGCATCAACCAGGAGACCGACGAGGGCAAGGCCCGGTTCGAGCAGATGTCCGCCATCGTCGAGCAGATCCGCACCGAGGCGTTCGCCCGCCTGGGCGTGGACGCCGAAGCGGCGCTGACCGGCATCGACGGCAAGGCGCGCACCCTGCTCGACACCTTCAAGGCGCTGCTCGCTGATCCGGCCGCCGATCCACGTCTGCTCACCGCGGGATTCCGCGAACTGTTCCAGGTGCTGGACAGTCCGCAGGAACTCGAAGCGCTCAAGGCGTCGCTGCAGGGTGTGCAGATCCAGGGCTTCGACACTGCCGCCGCGATCAGCGAGATCGATCGCCGCCTCAAGGTGCTCGCTGCGACCGGCAGCGACACCAGCGGCAAGCTCACCGAGGCGTTCAAGGCGTTCGGCATCCAGACGCGCGCCGAGCTGCAGGAAGCCGCGCGTGTCGCCGAGGAACAGTTCGAGCTGGTGAAGCGCAGCGGTCAAGCGACGGCGGAAGGACTTGATCGCGCGTTCGCGCAGGTCGCCGAGGCGCAGATCCGCGCTGCTGCCGCCGGCGGCGACGCGGCGGCAGCCACCGCCGCTGCGATGCAGCGGGCACGTGCCTCGACGGACGAGCAGCGCGCCGCCGTCGACCAGCTCATCGATCGCTATGTCGCCAAGGGCGAGGCAGCAGAAACGGCCGGCAGCAAGGCTGCATACGGCAGCGAGCGCGCCGTCCAGGCGTTGCAGCAGGAACAGAGCGCGATCGACGCCGTCGAGGCCGCCTACCAGCGCCGCACTGCTGCCCGCGATGGCGCGGCGGCGTCAGGCGAGGACGGCGGCTACGACCCGCGCGCGATCCGTGACCAGCCGACCAGTGGCGGCACCGCGCGCGCTTCAGCGATCGACGGTCGGTATCGCATGCTCGATGCCGAAGGGCGCGCGCAAGTCGACAACCTGTTCGAGCAGCTCTACGACAACTATCTGAGCGCGCTGCGTCAGCGTGATGGCGGGCTGACTACCAGCGGCGCCGCGCGCCCCACGGCAGAGATTTACCTGCGTGATGGCGTCTCGCGCCTGATTACCAATCTGCTGCGCGAAGCCGGACACCCGGACTATCAGCCATCCGGGGTGCGCCGAGACGAGCACGGCAACATCCGCACCGTGTTGCCGGACGCCAGCAACTACGACCCGCAGCTCACGCAGGAGATCACGATCAACCTGCCGGGCATCGGAAACGCCACTGGCCGTTACACGCCAGACCAGGCCAACGCGCTACGAAATCTGCTCGAAGAGCTGGAGCGCGCCCTCTCCGTCGCAGGAGCCGGCTGACATGCCCGTAACCCTCGGCAGCATCACGCTCCCCGATGACCTGGTCTGGATCGACGAGTTCGATCACGACCCGGTCGCGCAGGCCGCGCAGCGCACGCTGGGCGGCATCCACGTGCTCGAAGAGACCGAGCTTGTTGAAGGTCGGCCGATCACGCTAGGTGCGGACGAGCAGTGGATCACGCGCACGACGCTGCTCGAACTGCAGGCCCTGGCTGCAGCCGCCGGTCAGACGCACACGCTCAACCTTCGCGGCGCCGAGTACACGGTCGCGTTCCGGCGTCCGGCGTTTCGCGCCCGCCCGATCATCCCCTTCGCAGATCCCGATGCCGGCGATCAGTACGCCGTGCAGATCAACCTCATGACGGTGTGACATGGCCATCACCACGCAAGACATCCAGCTCTACCAGCCCGAGGTGCTCGACGACACTGATAACGGCGGCGGTCGCATGTCGCCGAACCAGGTGGTCGACGGCGAGCTGAACAACCTCTTCGACGATCAGTCGCGCTTCGATCGCGTCACTGGCCGCGTCTCGCTGCGCAAGGGCTGGATGGCCGTCGTCTCCGAGAACCGCGACAAGCTGCTCGGCTCGCACGCGATCCTGCTGCAGCGGGCGCTCGATCCGCTGGTGCACGTGTCGATGTTCGGGCGCGACGATCACACGGACCGCCGCGACGACGCGCAGCTACACCTTGAGCAGTACCTCGCCGCCGGCGCGACGCGGCCGTACTACCCGTGGGACACGCAGCCCGAAGGTGCGCTGATCGTCTCGCTGCTGACCGAACTCGCCAACGATCCGCCGGCCGCAGGCTCGGTCCTGGTGCTCAGCGTCGAGCGCGGCACCGTCAACGTCGGCATGCAGCAGTTCGTGCGCTGTGTGAAGGTCGAGGTCAGCGAGGTCACCGCCACGGTGCCGCCGAACTACGGCACCAAGACGCTCAAGCTCATCGACATCACCATCGATCAGCCGCTGCGCTTCGATGTGCCTGGCGAAGAGTTCGCGTTCAATCAGCCGAACCTGCAGAAGACCGCGGTGCGCCGGACGACGCTCGCCGGCGGCAAGCGGTACTACAGCATCCACAAGATCACGGAGGCGATCGACGCCGAAGACACCGGCTGCACGGTCGAGAGCGTGCTCACGCCCGTGGTGCCTGCCGCGACGCAGGAGACCGGCATCGTCGACCAGCAGATCGGTGCCGACACGCAGACACTCGTGCCGCTCGCGGGACTTGAAAGCGCGGCGACGCTCACGGAAACGGTGCGCGGCGTCAGCATCGCCAACAACGCCGCTGTCATCCTCACCGAGCACGCGCTGATGCCGGAGACCGTAGAGATCAGCGTGCGGCCGACCGGCCAGAGCAGCGCGCATCAGCATGTTCTGGTCGATGACGGCCGCGGCCTGCTCGTGCGCCAGGAGTCGAGCGGCGGCAGCGTGCCGGTCGATGTCGCCGGCACTGTCGACTACCGAAACGGACAGATCATCGTCACCGGCATGAGCGTCGCGTCAGGTACGCTCGACCCCGCGAGCAGCACAGTCGTGTATCAGCCTGCTGCTGCGGTCGCGGACGTCCAGCACACCGATGGCGTGGAGGTCACGCTCGCCAATCGCGGACTCGTCTGGACGCGCACCCTGGAGCCGGCGCCACAGCCCGGCGCGCTGCGCGTCGAGTACCGCGCGCTCGGTCGCTGGATCAGCCTGCGCGATCGAGGTGACGGCACCGTCACCGGCAGCAGCGGCGAAGGTGCGGGCACGATCAACTACGCGACGGGTTCCGTGAACCTGACGCTGGGCGCCGAGCCCGATATCGGCAGCCACATCCTGTACGGCTGGGGCAGCGCAGTGCACTACCAAGGGCCGAGCGGCCCCGTGAGTGCGCGCGTGCCGGAGCTGATCCTGCAGCTCACCGAGCTGCCGGTCGAGCCAGGCTCCCTGGATCTCGGGTACACCGTCGCCGCGGTGCCCTACACGATCGGCGACGACGGCAGCGGCGCCCTGACCGGCGGCGCCACCGGGACCATCGACTACGCGACGGGCCAGGTGCGGGCCGTACTCACGCAGGTGCCGGCGCCTGGCACGGCGCTAAGTGTCGCCTACGAGACGCCGGGGGATCGCTACACGGAGAGCTGGCCGGGGGCATCCCTGACCCATACAACGGCCAACGGCTCCATCACGCCCGGCTCCGTGCGCCTGGTCGCGACGTACTCTGCGAATGGCACGAGCAAGCAGGTGGAGCTGGTCGACAACGGTGTCGGCGCGATGATTTCCGCGCGCGACGTGAAGTTCACGGGAGGGCGAACGGCCACGTGGTTCAAGGGCGGTGCAGCGGTCGGCACGATCAACTACAGCAGCGGCGACGTCGAACTCGACGCCACGGCTGTCGACGCCATGACGGTCGCCAGCTACCTGATCGGGCTGCACACGTGGGAGTCGACAGATGCGAACGCGACGTTCGTGTCTGCATCGCAGATCATTTACAGCACCGGCGGCACGCCGGTTGTGCAAGATGACTCCGCTCCGATCGATACGCTGGAGCTGCGTCTGGAAGGCGCGGACCTGCAGTACGGCATCGTCCCGCAGAGCCTGTGGCTGAACTTCCAGGGTGTGCGCTACTACGACCGCGCCGGTATCGCCTACTACCGCGACGACAATGGCAACGAAATCCAGGCGGGGGCCGTCAACTATGTTGAGGGCATCGTTTCGTTCACGGATTGGGAGACCGGCGCGGCGGCGGGTACCGTCAACGGATTGCTGGTCGCGTATGGCCGCTGGCCGTTGACGAGCGCGTTCTGGCGCGTCGATGCGCCCCGGCTCAAGGCCGCGAGCTTCCAGATCACCTATACGCGGTTCGACCAGACCGTGGCGGACCAGGCAACGGCAGACAATGCCGGGGACATCGCCGGCGCGGGCGGCCTGGTCGGCACGGTGAACTACGACACAGGCGTCTACGCGCTCACGTGGACCGACGACGTCGTGCCCGAGCTTGCGACATACAACGCCGTCGCCATCACCTACCTGCCGCTCGACCCCGAGATCATCGGCCTAGATCCCGTGCGCTTGTCCGTCGACGGCCGCATCCCGACGATCCAGCCGGCGGACGTGGCGGTGTTGCACAACACGCAGACCACCGAGCTGCCGAACCCTGCCGTCGCCGGGCAGACCTACGAGACGCGGCCGTACATCAGCTGGCTGGAGATCCGCGACGCCGAGAACGTGCTGATCCCGACAGACCGCTACACCTGGGACAAGGAGAGCGGCGATGTGGAGATGGCGAACCCGCTCGACCTGGACGACTTCACGCAGCCGCTCACGGTCTATCACCGGATCGAGGACATGCTGCTGGTCACCGACGCCCAGCTCAGCGGCTACGTCGGATTCAACGCGCAGATCACGCACGACTATCCTGCTGACACCTCGTTCCTGAGCACGGCGCTGCCGCTCGGCAACGAGCTGCAGGCCAGCGCCTTCGGCGTGTTCGGCCAGGAGACGTGGACGGAGGAATGGTCCGACGTGCTGATCGGCGACCCCAGCGTCGGCCAGTACAACAACACGGTCTCGCCGATCCTTGTCACCAACGAAGGGGCAATCCGCGAGCGCTGGCGCGTCGAGTTCACCAGCGTGAACGCGTTCCGCGTGATCGGCGAAACGGTCGGCCAGGTCGGCGTCGGCGAAGTCGGGCTCGACTGCAGCCCGCTCAACCCTGCCACCGGCGCGCCGTACTTCACGCTGCAGGCCGCAGGCTGGTCCGGTGGCTGGAACATCGGCAACCAACTGCGCTTCAACACCGAAGCCGCAGCGCGGCCGATCTGGTTCAACCGCTGCACCTTGGCCGGGCCGCTCACCGACCCCGAGGACCGCTTCCAGATCGAGCTGCGCGGCGACGCGAACTGAGGACCAAGACATGGGCGTGAACTACTACACCAGCGAAGACGCCGGCGCGCCGGTGCTCAGTGGCCAGGTGGGCGCACTGATCGCGCTGCTCGACGCCGTGCTCGTGAACGGCTACGGCAGCAAGGCGGCGCTTGGCTGGACCAAGGCTTTCAGCGGCACGAACAAGGCGGCCTATCGGCTCGATCACGCGACTAACAGCGGGCGCTACCTTCGCGTGGATGACAGCAACGCGCAGTACGCGATCGTCAATGCCTACGATGTGATGAGCGATGTCGATACAGGAACGGGAGGTTTCCCGGCGACGGCAACGGCGCGGTACTGGCGCAAGAGCAGCACCAGCGATGCAACGGCGCGCCCCTGGGCTATCTATGGCGACGAGGCGTTCATGCACTTCTTCGCGAAGTGGCACAGCAACGCGACGTACAGCTATATCCATCACGTGTTCGGGGATCTGCTGCCGGCCCACGACTCGCCGGGCGCGGTCTCGATGTTCTCCGGCTCTTCGTCCGGTAGCGAGTCCTTTCCAGGGCAGCAGTCCGACCTGCACAACATCAACACGACGTCGGCCCTGGATCGTGTGCATGCGATTCCGGACGCCGCCGGCACACTGACCGAGGTCAAACCCCGCCTTGTCGGGCACTACATGACAGGCTCGGCGCTGGGGGATGGCCGGCTTAACGTCACGGGTAGCGCCGAGCCCAATGGTGCCGCGCTCCGCTGCAGCCCCATGCATGTAGCGCGCGATGGGGGGAACTCGGGCAGCACCAACTGGATCATGGGCATGCTGCCGGGCCTTCTGGCGCCCTGGTACCGCATGAGTGCGACGCAGGGCGGGACGGAGTACGACGATCTGATCGACGGAGGCGCGCGTAACTATCGGGTGCAGGCTGCCAACTACGGGAATGCATCGGCGATCGCGGCGGTGCTGATTGACGTCTCGGGGCCGTGGCGGTGAGCCGATATCTCATGCCGGGCAGTCAAGTGCGCCGCCGCGACGGCATCCACGGCAAGGGGCGCATTGCAGGAGTTTCTCCTGGACTCGTGACTGTCGACGGCACCCCAGCAGCGCGCGACGTCACGCTGATCCTGCGATCTGAGCAGCGGGTAGTCGCAAGAACGGTCAGTGCCGGCGACGGCTCTTACGAGTTCGGACACCTCGACGAGGCGCAAACGTTCGTGGTGTTTGCATGGGATCGGCACAACGAGCACAACGCAGCGATCGCCGACAACATCACGCCGGCATTGATGCCGGAATACGAGCCATAGCGCGGTGAGCGGTGAGCTATGCGCCATCAACAGGGGATGCCGTCGCACTGGCCTTGTCGGGCGACTACACGCCGCCCGCCGGCGACGTCGTCGTGCTCGAGCTGGCGCCGTCAACGCCCCCCACGGAGCCGCCGTTCACCGGCCCGGAGCTGGCCGCACTGGTTGGCCTGCCGTGGACGCAGGGTGAGCGACGCGATGCAGTGCGGCACCTGCCGTGGCGCGATGCGCCGACTTGCGATGCTTTGCCTCGCATCCGCTGGCAGCAGGCAGTCGCGACCGACCACCATCTGGCGCTCGCCTGGAGCGACAGCGATCGCGCCGATGCAGCGGTACGCGCGTCATGGGAGTGGGCCGAACGCATTGACGCAGCCATCGCGCCATCGTGGCGGAGATCAGAGCCCAGGGATCACGCGAGGGCGATCGCCTGGCAGTGGGCCGACACCGCGGATGCCGCTCGTGGCCTGTCGTACCGCAACCCGCCGCCACGCGACACGACCCACCATGTCGCATGGGACTGGAGCGAAGGGCGAGACGCCAACCGGACCGCGCGCTACGACAATCCACCACGGCGCGACATCCACAGCACGATCCCTTGGGGCTGGGGCACGCCGCTGCATCAGCAGTACGTGCTCATCCCGCCGCCGGTGCCGATCGTCGATGGCACGCCGCCCTGCTACACGACGCCGCCGGGCGATCGCGTGCGCCTGGCGCTGCGCGGGCCGGCCTACTTGCCGCCACCGGGTGACCAGGTTCCGCTACGCATCACGTGCGGCGACACGCGCGAGTACAGGGTCCAGAGGACGCTGATCATGGAACACACCCTCACCGTCTGCAGGCTCCCAGACCGCACGCCGCTCAACGTCGCTGGCGTAACTCTCAGCCTCGATCGCGATTCATGGGCCTGGACCGCCGAGCTGCAGATCGTCGACCGTGCCAGCTATCACCTGGTGCTGCCGGACGGCAGCGGCCCGAAGCTGGTCGAGATCGCCATCAGCGGCCACGTCTGGACGGCGCTGATCGAGCGCGCGTCCGAGCGCCGCGTCGCCGCGCAGGATGGCAACAAGACGCCGACACGCTTCTCGGCCGGCGGCCGAAGCCGCACAGCGATCCTCGCCGCGCCCTATGCCGTGGCGCGCCCCTACGTGAGCGACGAGGCGATGACCGCCGCGCAGGCTGTGACGCGCGAGCTTGAGTTCACGGGCTTCACGCTCGACTGGCAGATCGACGACTGGCTGATTCCGGCCGGAGCCTGGCGTTACGAGAACGAGACGCCGATGTCCGCCATCCTGCGCATCGCCGCCGCGGCCGGCGCGAGCGTGCAGAGCGATCCCGAGGACGAGACGATCATCGTCAAGCCGGCGTATCCGGCCGCGCCGTGGTTGTGGTCCGAGGAGACGCCGGCCGTGATCCTTGACGGCCAGAGCCTTTTCGAGATGGGCCGCGAGTGGAAGCCCGGCCCGCAGTACCTGGGCGTGTACGTGAGCGGCGAGACGCAGGGCGTGCTCGTCAACGTGATCCGCGACGGCAGCGCCGGCAGCCCCTACGCGCAGATGATCGTCGACCCGCTGATCACGTCGACCGAACCGGCACGCGGGCGCGGGCTGCGCGAGATCGCCGACAGCGAGAATCAGACCCTCGAACCTGTCGTGCTGCCGCTGCTACCGACGCCGGCAGAACCCGGCGTGATCCTGCCTTGCGAGTTGGTCCAGGTCGAAGACCCCGTGCACGGCATCTACAAGGCGCTGGCGACCGGCGTGAGCATCACCGCCGGTCTGCAGAACGGCGCCGTCAGCGTGCGGCAGACCGTGCAGCTCGCGCGGCATTACCCGGTGGACCTGACATGAGCAACCTCTACCGCCAGTTCCTGCGCCTGATCCCGCGAGAGCACCTGCAGGTCGGCGAAGTTACAGCGCACAACAGCGACGGCACCAGCGACATCGAGCTGCCCGGCAACCAGACCGTGCGCGTGCGCGGTCAGAGCGTTGCGATCGGCAGCAAGGCGTTCATCAAGAGCGGTGAGATCGTCGGTGCGGCGCCGAACCTGACGAGTTTCAACATCACGGTCTAGGAGATCAGAGATCAAAGACGGGGCGATCCCGGCGCTGTTGACGCAGCACCAGGACCGCCTTCCCACCTGAGCATGCAGGTGAGTCAGCCCAAGGCCCCGCCGCCCGGTACCGAGCGGGTGGAGCCTATCCCAAGACGCACATGGAGCGCTCACCAGTGACACCGCAGCCCATCATTCCCTGGATCGGCGGAAAGCGACGCCTCGCAGAGCAGATCATTCCGCTGTTTCCGGACCATGTCTGCTATGTCGAGCCCTTCTGCGGCGCCGCCGCCGTGTTCTTTCACAAGCAGCCCAGCAAGGCCGAAGTCCTCAACGACGTGAACGGCGAACTGATCAATCTCTATCGGGTGGTGAAAAACCACCTTGAAGAGTTTGTGAGGCAGTTCAAATGGGCCTTTACGAGCCGCCAGATCTACAAGTGGCACCAGCTCACCGTGCCCGAGACCCTGACCGACATCCAGCGTGCTGCCCGGTTTTTCTACCTGCAGAAGCTGTCCTTCGGCGGGAAAGTCGACGGCCAGAGCTTCGGCACCAGCACGACGTCGCCGCCGCGCCTCAACCTGCTGCGACTGGAGGAGGATCTGTCGGAAGCCTACCTCCGCCTGTCCGAGGCGACGATCGAGCACCTGCCGTGGTCCAAGTGCGTGGACCGCTACGACCGGCCCCACACGCTGTTTTTCTGCGACCCGCCGTATTGGGAAACCGAGGGCTACGGCGTCGATTTTCCGATGGCCGAATACGAGCGCATGGCCGACGTCGCCCGGTCGATGGCCGGGACCATGATCATCACCGTCAACGACCACCCGGAGATGCGGCGTGTGTTCGCCGGCCTGGCCATGCAGTCCGTGGGTATCACCTACACCGTAGGCGGCGCCGACCGCGCCCAGGAGGCGCGGGAGCTGATCATCGGGAACTGGCGCAACGGTTGGCCGGCGCCTCGGCCGCTGTCTGAGCAGCTCGGGATGCTGGATCTACTTGATCCGCTCCGACCATAGGCGCGCCACGTGCCCCTGATACAGCTCGATCGTCACGATGCGACCGGAGTAGCCTGGCTCGATGTAGACCCAGCGCTGGCCGACAGCGCCGCCTGCGCCGGTCTCCAGCACGGTTTCCCGGTCGGGTGCTCGGCCGAACTTCGCCAGCACCTGACCCTCCGAGTCCCCGACCTTGACGAGCTGCCCCGAGCCGACGCGGACCGGGGCATCAGAAATCAGTCCGGGCTGTGCCTCGGCGGCACCGACAAGGAGAAAACCAAGCAGCAGGGCAACGAACGGACGCATGGCGAGCCTCTTATCCGTAGGAGAGCCCCGGGCGGCGATGCATCCGCCCGGGGCGCTAGCCGGCTAGGGATGCCGGCATGCCCCGCGGCGCGTTGGGAGGGGGCCAACGAGGCACGCTCCAAGCCTAGACCGGCGCGGGGGCGATGCCTATTACCCAATTGGCTAATATGGCGCGCAGAGATGGGCGCCGACCCCTGAATAATCACGTCTCAAGCTAAATGACCGCGCGCCTCAAACCAAATGGCGCCCTACACTCAGCCAGAGCTCGTCCGGCCCCACGACATGGCCGCCGTGATAGCGGACTTCCTTGTCGCT